TAACAAGTTGGGGGGCAGAGCTGTGGGGTTGCCTAATGGTTGGGCGGAAGTATCACTGTCCCAAGACTATCCGGTTCGGGAATGGTCCTAAACAGATCGTTTCTGAGCTGGGATATGTCCAGTATGCTACCGGACAGCCAATGGGTGCGCTCAGTTCTTGGGCGATGCTGGCATTTCTACACCATGCAATCGTTCAGTGGTCCGCCTTCCGGGCGGGCGTACTTACCGCTGATAAACCATGGTACGAGGGCTATGCCGTCTTGGGAGACGACGTAGTTATAGCGCGTGATTGTGTAGCCAAGCAATACGCTGGGATCATGAAGTCGTTAGATGTCGGGATCGGAGACCACAAGTCTCTGATTTCAACGTCAGGCCAAGCATTGGAATTTGCGAAGCGTACATTCCGTAAAGGAGTAGACGTTTCAATGGTTCCATTTGCTGAGTTTGTGGCGGGCCGGCTATCACTAGCTGGCCTGTTGGAGCTTGTGCGTAAATACTCTTTAACCTTCGGACAGATGCTATCTGTCCTGGGCTACGGGTATCGCGCAAAAGCTTCAGCATCAAAACGATTGTTCTCGCTCCCAAAACGATTGCGTAACTACATTATCACGTTCTACGGTCCTGGGGGGCCTGGTTATGTTGGTTTAAAAGGTTGGTTACCCTTGAAATCGGTAACCTCCCTATATAAAACCTCGATGACTAGGGTCCAAGGTCTTTGTAGACTATTCTTCGAGAGTGAGGTAAAACTCATTCTTGAATACCTAGACTCTTATTCAGAGCTTATTGCTTTGGCTAAGAGGTTAGGGACGGTCTATAGAGATCGTGAACATTATGGCACGACACCTCGAGATGCTTCACGGGCATCGTCGCATCCAGGGATTGAGACCGCCACACCTAGTGAGGTGGTCGATTCCTTGAATGAGACAGTGTACCGGGAGTGTTTCTTGGATGTGGTCATAACCGCTCGGGACCTTCGTACTAAGCTAGAGGAAATCTTATTGCCTCAGTCCGCTCCGGAAACGAAGGAGATAGTAGAGGAGGTCTTCTGTCCACCCGAGGGGTGGTATATGTCTGAAGGTGAGTGGTATCGTCCGCAAACTCTAGAGGAGTATAATGCTCGATTAGAGTCTGTTTACGAATCCGACCCTAAAGGCACG